AAATCAAGCAATTTTTCTATGGTCGAAGCTTGCTGACCGTCGAAACGCCGTGGGAAACTTTCGAAAACATGGCAATCGAAAGTGTTTCTTTTGACCAAGATGAAACGACAAGCGAATGGACATCCGTCACGGTGTCACTCAAGCAAATCACGCTGGCGAAGACTAAACAGCTCACGACAGAAATCAAAGGGCGAATCAAAATACAAAAGGCAGCAGTAAGCGAGAAAGGAACCGTGCGCGGCAAGGATAAGAGTTTTGCAGCAGCCGGTGTTGATAATGCTCTCGGTTTCGTCAAAAAGATTTATAACGCGGTCGTGCCACAATAGGAGTTTTTCGATGTTCCAGATTGAAGGGCTCACCGAGGAGCCAAAACAGCGTTACAAGTTGCCGATTGAAAACAGCGGCATTGAAGCTGACTTAACTTTGTACTGGCGTGACACCCAAAATAGTTGGTACTTCGATTTAAGTTATGATGATTTCTCGGTTCGTGAAATGCGGTTGTGCTTTATGCCAAACATTCTTTTGCAATTCGCTAACCGCATTCCGTTCGGGTTGTTGGTTGAAACGAAAACCTATCAAGACCCGATGACAATCAACACATTCATCGACGGCACGACAACACTGTACATTTTGAATCAAACCGAGGTGCAAGAATTAGAGGCAGAGTATGGATAAGTTTCAGCGCAAATATTTGTTGCGAGTTGCCAAAGCGGAAGGCAGCAATGAGGTGCTGGATATTGCCACGCCATTTTCATGCGACTTCAACATCATGCGGTCAATCAACGGCTCAGCAAACACGGGCTCTTTTACGATTTACAACTTGAACCCTGACACTCGTAGGTTGATTTACAAAGACCCGTTCTCAATTGAATTGCGCTCGATTCAATTCTTTGCCGGTTACGATAATGACGGCAACGAAAACTTGCCAATGCTGTTCAATGGCTTTGTGAAACAAGCAGAATCGTACAGACAGGGAGCTGACTTTCTAACCGTCATCGAGGCATTCGATGGTGGCTATGCGATGACTGAAGGGCAAGCGCAAACGACCGTAAACGCAGGGCAGAAGATTCAGGAGGTATTAACTGGACTCATGAAATCACTCCCCGGAATCGACGGGGCAACCGTAGGCGACGGGTACGAAGACGTGACGAAACGCGGGCAAACTATCTTCGGCAATCCGGTCGAATATTTAAGAGTAGCGAGCCGTCAAAGATTTTTTATAGATAAGAATCACGCTTACGTTCTCGCCGATGACGAAATACTTCCGGGTGATATCGGCAAGATTGACGCCAGCACCGGACTTATAGGGACGCCACGCAAGAACAAGCAAACGGTTGAGGTCGAGCTAATATTCGAGCCACGTGTGACGATCTGTCAGGCGCTTGAACTAGAAAGCATCACGTTCCCTGAGGCGACCGGTACATATCGAGTGATTGAAATTGAACACCAAGGGCTCATATCGCCTCAAGTCGATGGGCGAGTGACGACTCGTCTCAAGCTTCAGATTCCACCAGATTCAAAACTCTTTAAACTTGTGAGGCCTTCATGACGGACTTGCAATTTCCAAAGGCAGCGCCAAACACAGCCGACATGCTGAATCGAGTCAAGTACGATGTGAGTCGGGAAATTAACTGTCACCTGATTTGCAAAATTGAAAGCATCGACGCAGCGAAGAACACGATAACGTGCTCTAGTGCATTCAAAAGACGGCTAAGTGACGAACGTGAGCTAGACTATCCATTGTTTGTTGACGTGCCTCTTTTCGTGCTTTCTGGCGGTGGCGCTCATTTGTTCATCCCGCCTAAGGTCGGTGACTGGTGCATTCTTATGTTCAATGACCGCGACATCGATGACTGGTGGTATTCAGGCGAATTGCGGGCACCAGCGTCTCCGCGTGCTCATTCGCTTTCAGACGGCATGGCGATTGTCGGCATCCGACCACAAAGCAATCCGCTTGAGCTCGCTCTTGATGCCGTCATGCTGAACGCTCTTGAATTGCCCATCACCATCAAAAACCAAGATTGCGAGATTGCCATCAACGCAGGCATAACGCTGGACGGCAAAGCGAAACCGCTCAACCTAAAGACCGATGAAGGCAACATAACGATTGACGGAAAAATAGAGGTCGATGCCAAGGCGAATAAGTTGGCGATGAAAAATTCTGCGAGTGATTTGAAGACCATTCTCGAAAAAGTAATAGATGACCTTGTGACTGAAATCAAATCCGGAGCGCCAACTGTCACAGCATTAAACACTCCCGGAACTATGGCTTATGCGACGATAGATATAACAAAAGCCGCATTGAAAACACAAATCGCTCAACTATTGGAGTAAGTCATGACTGCTACATTTCGGGGCTCTCGCCTCACCGATGATTGGGTATTTGGCAAAGGGCTGTCGGATTACATGTCGGACGACGACGCGATAGCAAAAGACATCGAGACGAAGGTACGCACTTTCCGAGGTGAGTGCTTTTTTGACGGAGCGGTCGGGGTACGGTGGTTTTCGATTCTCGGTCAAAAGGATATCGTTTTGACGCTGCTCGAAATCAGAGAAGTTATATTTAACGTAGACGGTGTGACGGCTGTCACTGATTTACGAATCGAACCACTAAACGATGAGCGCACGCTTGTGCTACGCTATTGGATAGACACCGTTAACACAGTCGGCGTGCAAGGGAGCGTGGAGTTATGAGTAACTACGTCGATTCAACTGGGCTTAATCTCGAAAGCCTAGAAACAATTGTCACTCAACTGGAAGACAGCTTTAAAGCGATTTACGGTGCGAATATCAATCTGGATGCAAACTCGCCCGATGCTCAGATGCTTAATATTTTCGCACAAGCAAAAGTGGACTTGCTTGAACTCGTCAGTCAAGTTTACGCAAGCTTTGACCCAGACCAAGCAAGCGGAGCGGTTCTTGACCAACGTCTAAGCATCAACGGCATCAAGCGACGCGGTGCAACTTTCACACGAAACAACGTGACAGTGACGACTGACCGACCGGTGACTTTGCTTGGCCGCGACACTTCAGAAACACCATTCACAATTTCCGACGGCTCTGGAACTAAGTTTGTGCTCGAAGAAACGGCAACGCTTATCACCGGTGCAAATACCAAAATCTTTCAAGCCGAGCTCGCCGGTGCGACGCAAACACTCGTCAATACGCTCACGACCATTGAAACGATTACGCTCGGTGTTCTGTCGGTGAACAATCCGACATCACCGATTGCACAAGGTGTTGCTGAGGAAACCGATTCAGCTGTGAAGATTCGTCGCAGACAATCCGTATCACTTCCCGCTATCGGCGCGCTTGATGCAACTCAGGCAGCGCTGTTTGCGGTCGATGGTGTGACCGATGCCATTGTTTACGAGAACGTAAACTCCACGACCGACGCTAACGGCATTCCGGGGCATTCGATTTGGGCGATTGTTGACGGTGGAACTGATGCCGATGTAGCCGCTGCAATTTACGCCAAGCGCAACGCTGGCTGTGGCATGAAGGGGACTGAGCAAGTCACTATCACGCAAGCGAACGGAACGGGCTTTGTCGTCAAGTTTGACCGACCTGTTTTTGAAGACCTTTACATTGCGCTTACAATCACATCTCTTGATGCTGGTCACACGATTGACGATGAATTTCTAAAACAACAAATCTTTGAGCAAATCGTTTTGAAAATTTACGAACCAGCGGACTACACAGCAATCACGACGCTTGTCAAAACTCTCGACCCGCTCGCAGTCGTCACCGACGGTGGTGTGTCGCTGACAGCAGGCAGCTATGAAGGTTTCATTTACCCTAGCTCGATTCAAAACAGATTCATATTATCGACAACCCGAATAGCAATCACGGTGGTGTGAGATGGCAACGGTTGCACAAATAAACGAAGCGGCAGCGTATTATAACAACTTGCTGCTTTACCAATACCAAGGTTTACCGAAAGCCACTGCGACGATTGACGCTCTGGTAAGACAAGCGATTTGCGACCTTGTTCCGTTGGACGTGCGAGATGCTTTTAATATCGACACGGCCGTCGGTCCTCAGCTCGACATCCTTGGAAAGTATATCGGGTTTTCGAGACGCGTGCTCTCACAACCTGCAAGAGACTATTTCACGTTCGGCGACTCAGACACCCCATTGTTGGCGGTGACGGGCTTCACTGACTATGCCGGTGGACAAAACACGACGAGCGTATTTCTGCGCTACTCAATGCTGGCTGAATCGTTTTCAGACCTTGATGACGAAGACTATCGGTTAATGCTCAAAATCAAAATCGTTTTGAACGCAACCGATAACACGCTCAAAAGCATCACAGATATTCTTGCTGAGTTCTTTGGAAATGAGCTTATTTGTTTTGACGCCAAGGATATGACGATCTCGTATATCGTAAACACCAACTCGAAAAAAATCGCTTTGCTGTTTGCATCTCAAGACGCTTTGCCAAAACCTCAGGGCGTGCGTTTGACGGGTGTTTACTTGAGCGATGACCCCGCGAATATTTTCGCCGCTGCTGATTACACAGAAACGATAGTCGGTCCGGGATTTGAAGATTACAGCGCTGGCTTCACGGGCATTCACTGGTTACAATACGATGACAAAATCGCATAAGGATGAATCACCATGGCAAAAATTCTACGCTCTGAGCAAAAGATATTCGGCGACAACGTAGTCGCAACGGACAACATAGCACAGTTCGGTTCATTGAAAGCTGGCTCTCCGCTCTTCTCAAAAGACCCTGCCGTCATTCAGGCGCTCAATGCTTACCTTGAAGGCTGGAAGTCGGCGGTCGTAAATAACAACGCTCCCGCTTTGCAGGACAGCAATGCACTCAATTACCTTTGGAGCTATCAGCTCGCCTACCTTTTTCAGCAAGGCATACCCGAATGGAACAGCGGAACGGAGTATCATCTTGGTTCATTTGTTCAAGACGGAGGCGTGATTTATAAGTCGATTCAAAACACGAACGAGAACCACGCAGTCACTGATGTTGCTTGGTGGCAACCCTTCCTTGATGACGTTGTGAAGCTCGGTGTTTCTGGCGACACCGACATGAAGAAAATCTACGGATATGCTCGCATCGAGTCACCTGCACAATCTGCTTCGGCGGCTGGCAACGAGACTATTGATTGCTCACTCAAAAGCATTGCACTCAAGACTGGCGGTACAGCGACCATCACGCTCGACAACCTCGCCGAAGGTCAAACCTTTACCTTGGTGGTCACATCGACCGGATCGGTTTACACTCTCACTTGGTCACCGACGATTAAGTGGCCGAGCGGAGTGATTCCGACGCCAACGGCAAACTCTGGCAGTCGAGATATTTATACCTTCACAAAAATCGGTGGAGAAATTTTCGGCGCTGTTACTAAAGATATGAGGTGATAATGTTTAGACCAATCACAACAAAATTATCTTTAGAGAATAGAAATATCGTGCCATCAAATTTAAATGCAGGGACTCCTTTTCCGAGAGAAATTGAAGTATCAGCCGATGGTGGAGTTATTGCGACATATGGTTTTTACAACTTATTTCCTGCCGTCGACTATGTAATGAACGGCGCCAATGGAGAAGTAATATCCACAATTCCCAATAACAATACTTGGGGACCATACGCGATCAGTGCCGATGGGTCGAAAATAGCTAGAAGCTGGCCTCGTTTCAATTCCGATACCGGAGTGGTAGAAGTTTACGATATAAAAGGAAACTTGCTTAGGACTATAAATAACCCTCGCGTCGCAGAGGATTACTTCGGCACCGGTATAGCATTATCCGGTGACGGTTCAATCATTGCTATTGCAGCTACATATTACAAAGTCGGCTCGCTTTATTTCGGTCGAGTTTATATTTACAACACTAGCACCGGAGCTTTAATAACCACGATAACTGATCCGGATGGAACAGCGCCCCAACTTAGAAACTTCGGATTCGATGTCTTGTTTACACAAGACGGAAGTAAGGTGGTCATTGGTCGGTATTATTACGATGCAAACACGTTTAGTTATGTTCGAAACTTTTTTGTGTTCAACGCGGTCACTGGTTCACTCATAAGAAATATAAGCGCACCGAGTTATTTCTTATCGCAAATGCAAATCAGTGGCGATGGTTCGCGTCTTATTATCGGGGATAACACGAAAGGGTATTTAATTGACACAAACACCGGCTCACAAATAACTGACTACACTATAACTGGTGCAAGTCCGGTTCGCATGGCGATTTCAGCCGACGGATCAACAATTGCGCTTACTCGACGAATATCGACAGCTAGTAATGTTAATTCCTACATTTATATCTTCAGAGGCAATTCCAATGTACCGGTTCAAACGATTACTACCGTTAAAGACACAGGTGACACATTAGATTTAGCATTAAATGCCGATGGGAGCGTATTATATTATCCACAACCGGACGATTATAACTTTAGCGGAGCAGTCGGTATAGTCGTTGTAAATATTTAAAAGGAGCGCAGCAATGACCACGGAAACCTTAAAGCAATACCGAGAAACCACATTCCAAGACAATTACGTTCCGCAGGTTCAGATTGTCACCAAGGGCGAGGATGGAGTTACTCGCGTCGCCAAGACCAATCCGGCAACCGGAGCGTTGATAGTCGATGCTGCTGTTACGATTCCACCGATTGTAATTCCACCGATTTCGGTTGACGTTCCCGCAGCGCTGGATGTTTTCAAAACCACCATCATCGGTCAAAGAAATAATCAGCTTGAAGTCAATTTCAAAGAAGCACCATCGGCTGGGATTATCACGAACACTTTTGAAACTGGTGGAGCGGTCAGCTATTCGAACGGTCATGCGATTTACGAGACAAGCGTAGCCGCAACCGCAAGCGCAAAAGCGGTTTCAGTTCTCACAACAAAGTACAGACCTTTGCATGAAGTTTATGCAGCGTTTACTGCTGCATTTACTTTGCCGACATCCGCTAACAGCTTTCAGCGTATTGGCTTGTATGACGCTGCCGATGGTTTTTATATCGGCTATTCAGGGCTCACTTTCGGTATCACGAAACGAGTCGGCGGCGTTGATACATTCATACCGCGCACGTCATTCAATTCAGACTTGCTAGATGCAAATGTGAGCTCCGTATTCACACGTGACGGAGCTCCTGAGGCGATTGACCTGACAAAATCAAACCTGTTCCGCATTCGGTTCGCATGGCTCGGCTCGGCTAACATCTTGTTTGAAGCGTATTCGCCCGATGGTTCTTGGGTGGTGTTTCACAACATCAAGCAACCTAATAGCGACGTTAACCCTTCAATCGCTAACCCTGACTTGCCGATAACTCTCGAAGTGGCAAAAGCATCAGCTGACGCAACTGACCTTAAGATGTACACGGCTTGCTGGGCAGCTGGTTCGACAAGTGACCTTGAACCAGTGACGGCGACAATCACGGACAATACGTTGGCGGCTCTTTCACGCTCAGTGATTACCGGAGTTACAACGGGTGGCGGTGGTGGATACGTCAATGTGAAAGTTAACCCAAGCGGTGCTTTGACTGCCGAGGTTGAGGGAACGGTATCCGTTGATAACTTCCCCGCGACACAAGCGGTCACAGGTCCGTTGACCGATTCGGAATTGCGAGCGTCGGCTGTTACAACGTCGGTTGATAACTTCTCGGAAATTTCTGGCCTGTCGATTCCAGCCCATGATTATATTGCGTTGGGTTACACGGGTGGAAATCTGACGAGTGTCGAATACCGAACGGGCGGAGCGACTGGTACTATCGTCGGAACGCTGACACTTGCGTATTCGGGAACAGACCTTATTTCTGTGACTAAAAGCTGAGGAGTGAACAATGGCATATAAGTTTAACCCATTCACAGGAAATCTTGACCTCGTAGAAACCGGCGGTGGTGGCACTCCCGGAGGTTCAGACACACAAGTACAATTCAATGACGGTGGTGCTTTCGGTGGTGACAGTGGGCTAACGTTCGACAAAACGACGAACGCGCTCACAGTCGGAGCAAGCACAGGCGACGGTGGCTCAGCGCAAATATTCGGTGATATCACTCTCGATGACGGCGGCGTGAATACGACAACGCTGCAAATGATAACGCCGACAACGGATAGAACTATCAGCTTCCCAGATGCGAGCGGTACGGTTGCCTTGGTTGCAGGTTCAAGCGGTCAAGTCACTTACAATTCATCCGGCGTACAAGCTGGCGACAGTGGTCTAACCTATGACGACGCGGCAGGCGCCTTAACCGTTGGCGGAAAAACCGTTACGACAGATGCGCCAATCATCAATCTTAGTCAGACATGGAATAATGCAGCCACAACATTCACTGGACTAAAGCTAAATGTAACTAATACTGCAAGTGCAGCTGGTAGCAACCTGCTGGATCTGCAGGTTGGTGGGGTTAGCGCAGTTCAGGTTAGAGATAACGAAATCAAATATAGTGGTTCTCGTGTTGCCCTTTATACGGGTACAGGTGGCGGAGGCAGTGTTGATATTTCTGGCGTAGGTTCTCTTGATACAGTGCCTTTGCGTGTTGAGTATAGCCTCATAACAATTGCCAATCGAGCAAAGGTTGGCTTCACGACTGGTACTAACATTAACACTGGAGTTGATGTTGCCCTGTCCCGCGACTCCGCAGGCGTCGTCAAAGTAACCAACGGCTCTTCCGGCACTGGCTATATCAAGCAGGTTCCAGTTGCCGTGTCGGCTTTGCCTTTACCTGCAACCGTAGGCGCTGGTACACGTGGCTTTGTTAACGATGCAAACGACACAACCTTCGCGTCGGTCGTCGCTCAAGGTGGTTCGAATGTGGTTCCAGTATACTGCGACGGAACAAGCTGGCGAATCGGTTGATAACAAGCTTTTTTTATGACATTGCCTCGAAGGAGAAATAAATGGCTCTCGATTCATTGACGGTTACAATTTCTGAGAAACGAGTTTTGGATGGTCTTGTTGTCGCTGCCAATTCAGCAAGTATGTCTCCTGAGGCATATTGCAGCTTATTGCTTGAACAAGATGGGCGACGTTTTGCCGACAGTAACGATATCGGTGTTGTCACTTCGGCAGCGTTCGTGGGACGATTTACACCACAAGAATACAGTGACATCCTTGCTGCAAGCGTAGCTGCTCCCGATGCATCGATTGATGAGCAAACTAAAGCGGCACAAGTTAAGTATCTTTTGGACGAATTGTTCGCATCGCCATATGTTGCGCTTGATGATTCGCGTGCAGTCGATGGCGTCAATTTGCTAGTAAGCTTTGAACTGTTAGCGCCATCTCGACCTGAAGAAATATTGAGCTATGTTCGCCCTGAACCACGAGGTGCGTAATGGGTTTGAGATGGCGACCGGGATACGCAGGCGTTCCCGGAAAATTGATATTGCGTCAGACCTACCAAGACCCAGATGCCAATGCTTACCTTACTGCTGTAGAAGCGGCAGACGGACAAGCGCTTGAGCCCGCTGTCCGCATTGCTGTAAACAACTTCATCGTCGGTTGCAAAGCTGACGGTATTTGGAATGCTATAAAGGCGAGTTGTATTCTTGCTGGCGCGAGGACTCTCGATGGAGCATTGGTGCCGCTGGTGGGGACTGCACCAACAAGTTTCAATTTCGTCTCGGGAGATTACAACCGGAAGACGGGACTGGTTGGGGATGGGGTTTCAAAGTATGTAAACGCGAATATAAAAGACAACGAACAGGGGATAACTCTAAACAATATGCACCTTTCGGTATACAAAACCGAAACAGGATCGACGGTTGGTGTACGATATTTAATTGGAACGAATGATTCAGAAATGTACACAAACGGATCGAATTTAATTACACAGAGCCGAGCCAACGCAGTGATTTCCGGAGCGGCGACAGATAACGACTTTATTGGGTGGAGCAGAAATATTTCTACTGGTTATGACTATCGAGTGAACTCAGTAACGACCGCTCAAGTAATAGCTTCAACTTCCGTAGCAAACGCAAATATTGGAGTTTTCGCACGAACCACACCATCTATATATGGCACCCACAGACTAGCATTCTACTCGAT